GCATTGAAGCAATCCAGCGCAATAAAAGGAACAAACTTGGAGAACTGAAGGCTAAGCTGGATGCTGCTCGTGATGCTTACGAAGCTGAACTAAAGAAGAAACAAGAGGAGAACTCTAATGACTAAACTTGAAGAACTAGAGGCTGCTGTAGCTGATGCTGCTGCTGATGCTGATGATGCTTATGCTGCTTATTGGGATGCTCGTGATTATCGTGCTACTGTTGTAGCTATTGATGCTTGGGTTGTTTATGCTGCTGCTCTTAAGGCTGCTTGGGCCGCTTTGGATGCTTACCAAGCCGAGCCAGAGAAGACACAAGAGGAGAACTCTAATGACTAAACTTGAAGAGCTGAAGGCTGCTATTGATGCTGCTGAAGATGCTGCTGTTTATGCTGCTTACGCTGTTGCTCGTGCTGCTTTGGATGCTGCTGCTATGGCTGGGCTGGATGCTTCTGCTATGGCTGGGCTGGATGCTTCTGCTGCTGCTCGTGCTGCTGCTGAGACTGCTTACGATGACGCGATAAAGAAGATACAAGAGGAGAACTCTAATGAGTATGACCAAGTACAAGAAGGGGATGGTTCTACAGTCTAAGGCGAGTAACACAATCATTACCCTGACGAACAGAGCCTCTGGCAATCGACATTGGAATACTAGGAAACAAGGCTCAAAGAACAACCACAAGGTACACGAGCAAACCCTTGATAAGTTCTATGAGGTGCTAAAGAAGACACAAGAGGAGAACTCTAATGACTAAGCTAGAAGAACTGAAGGCCACTTATGATGCGGCTTATGAGGCTGCTGGAGATGCTTTGGATGCTCGGGATCGTGCCTATTGGGTCTATGAGGATGCTGAGGATTTTAGTAATGCCGCTTGTGGTGTTCGTGATGACGCTAGAGAAGCTTACATGGCTGAACTAAAGAAGGTACAAGAGGAGAACCCTATGACTAATCTAGAAGAGCTGAAGGCTGCTCTTGAGGCTGCTGGTATTGCTTGTGAGGCTGCTTGGGATGCTGCTCGTGATGATGCTCGTGATGCTTCTGCTTATGCTGCTTACTACATCGAGCTAAAGAAGATACAAGAGGAGAACTCTAATGACTACTAAACTTGAAGAGCTAAAGGCTGCTGCTTGGGTTGCTGCTCATGACGCAGAGGCCGCTGCTTTTGCTTGGGATACTGCTTGTGGTGTTATAGCTGCTTACAAAGCTGAACTGAAGAAAGTACAAGAGGGGAACTCTAATGACTAAGGCTGTTGAAACTCTAGTAGAAGACATGGAGAACGTAATCCTTGGCCTAGGTGGCTGGGACAGCTTACCCGCTGACATCATGTCTACTAACATTAAGGACATGGCTGGTGCAAGGTTCAGTAAACCACAAGAACCCCGTGGTTATCTTTCTATGTCAGGCTTAGGCACACCCTGTGACCGAAAGCTCTGGTATAAGATCAACCAGACTGACCTCGCTATCCCACTACGAGCCAACTCCCTGCTCAAGTTCTTCTACGGTGACATGATTGAAGAGCTTGCCTTATGTATTGCACAGCAAGCAGGACACACTGTTGTAGGTCAACAGGACCGGATGGAAGCACACGGCATCAAAGGTAGCCGAGATTGTGTCATCAACGGTATGACAGTTGACGTTAAGTCAGCTTCACCCTACTCCTTTCAGAAGTTCAAGAATGGAGACCTAAGAGAGCAAGACCCCTTCGGTTACATCTCTCAACTATCATCATATGTCTATGCAGCTAAAGATGATCCACTCGTGACAGACAAGACACACGGTGCTTTCCTAGTAATTGATAAGGTGAACGGACACATCTGCTTAGACATGTACGACTTCACTGAGGAGTTGAAGACTAAGGAAGCTGAGATCACAGCAATCAAGAAGATGGTTAAGCAGAAGATACCACCAAAACGTAGCTTCAAGGACGTACCACAGAGCAAGACATCTCCTAATATGAAGTTAGGTATGGAGTGTTCCTACTGTGAGTTCAAGAAAGCGTGTTGGCCAGGGCTTAAGATGTTTACCTACAGCCACGGTCCTATGTACATTACCAAGATTAAGAAGGAACTACGGGTTCCAGAAGTGGAGGATTTCTAGTGGCATACAAAGTAAACAAAAGTAGTGTTAGGGCAAAGGCAATAGCTAACGGTTATCGGTCAGGTCTTGAAGACAGGAATGTAGAACACCTCAATAAAAACGGTGTCAAGTATACCTACGAGACTACTAAGATTAAGTGGATAGACCCTGCAAAGAACCGAACGTATACGCCTGACTTTGTACTTGAAAACGGTATTATTGTAGAGACTAAAGGAAGGTTTTTGCCTAAAGACAGGCAGAGGCACGTACAGGTCAAAAAGCAACACCCTGACCTAGATATACGTTTTGTATTCCAGAACTCCCGCGATAAAATAAACAAAGGTTCAAAGACTACATATGGAGCTTGGTGTGATAAGAACGGTTTTACTTACACAGACAAGATCATTCCAGTGGAGTGGGCAGAAGAGGAGAAGAAACAATGACAATATCTAAATCAAGTCAAGGTAAGACAGCTATCGTATGGTCATGTGGCCACGCATCACCAGAGACAAGCAATGAACGCTTTGACTGGCTAGGTGGTCTTATCTACGACATCAAACCCGACTATTGTGTTGACCTTGGAGACGGGGCTGATATGAAGTCACTTAACATGTATGACAAGGCTAAGCCTAAGAGTGTAGTCGCTCAGAACTACGGCGGCGACATCGAGTCCTACAATGAATCACAAGAGCTACTACGCTACCGTTTCAAACAGCAGCGCCGTAAGCGTCCAGCATGGTATGGCTTCGAGGGCAACCACGAGACTCGTATCAAGACAGCAATCTCGTATGACCCACGCCTAGAAGGAGAGAAGTATGGCATCTCATTCAAACACCTCGACACAAAGAAGTGGTTCGACGAGTACCACGAATATACTAACGGTGCCCCCGCGATCCATAACTACGACGGTGTGGATTACGCTCATTTCGTGGGCGCTGGTAACTTTGGCCGTGCCATTAGTGGCGTTCATCATGCATTTGGGTTACTCCAGAAGCGGTATCGCTCTTGCAGCGTTGGTCACAGTCACAAACGTGATATGTATTTTAAGGACGACGTTAATAGCAAGGGCGCTATTGGGGCGGTTGTTGGGTGTTACAAAGGTGCTCCAGAAAGTTGGGCTGGGCAGGCTAATAAAGAATGGTGGAAAGGCGTCCTCATCAAACGTAATATACAGGATGGTATATATGAACCTCAATGGGTATCAATCGATACACTACGAAGGGAGTATGGATGAGGAAACTGAAGCAAGACTTAGGGGTGACATTTAGTCACCTCTTCTTACTTGACTCACTGTAATGTTTATGATATAACTGGAGGTTCGACAATGGAATATGAAGTAACTATTAAGGTTAAGATGGAGCCTGATTACTTCTACTGGGACTTAAGCTCAGTAGATCGTGAGAACGCTTTACAAGAAGAAGTAAACAACATCTTACATGATGTAGACGATATGAAAGTAATGAAGGTACGGGTAGAGGAATTAGAAGTATGAATAACAGACAGTACAGTATATGGGTTGAAGGTAAGATCATGACTACAGGTGATGATCGGTTGGTTGAGAATGTACTGGGCCTCATGGGAGAGGCTGGTGAGATAGCCGAGAAGGTCAAGAAGCAGATACGAGATGGTAAGTTGGTAGCCGGTGACGCGATCATCAAGGAACTAGGTGATGTAATGTTCTATGTCACTGCATTAGCTAACTACTATGACAGCGATCTAGACGAAGTACTACAGAAGAATGTTGATAAGTTGAATGGCCGTGAAGAACGCGGCGTACTAGGTGGGTCTGGTGATGATCGGTGATTGCATAGAGACGCCTCACGGGGGTAAAGACACTGCTATGGCAGAAATCAAAGGAGAACTAGAATGACTGATGAAAAAGATTACGAAGACTTTAGGGTTTGGAAAAAGGTTGACTCGGCTGAGTCTTACACCTTTCAGGATTGGGAAACCATGACACCCCAAGGCGTTTTTGACGTAGGGACTGCATTAATTAAAAAGGCTGAAGCTGA